TCAAAACATGTTAAAGGAATAGAAAATGCATGAATATAAAGCAAAAGTGGTAAAAGTAGTTGACGGAGATACTATTGACGTTGACTTAGATCTTGGTTTTGGTATATGGTTAAGAAACGAAAGAGTAAGACTATATGGAATAGATACACCAGAATCCAGAACAAGTGATAAGGAAGAAAAGGTATATGGAAAAGCAGCTTCAGCTTTCTTAAAGAAATGGATAACTGCTGGTGGTGTAAAGATCAAGACACATAAAGATGCGAAAGGTAAATTCGGTAGAATCCTTGGTGAAGTCTGGTGTTTTGATACAAACGTAAATCAAAAGATGATTGAGGAGCATCATGCTGTAGAATATCATGGGCAGTCAAAGGAAGAGATTGCAGAGCAACATTTAGAAAATAGAAAGAAGGTGATATTAGAATGAATTATTGGTTAATGGTGGTTATTTTTGCAGGTGTTTATGCTGATGGAACACAAGAAGCTTATGTGTTTAAAGATCCTCATTTTCATTCGGTAAATGAATGTATAAATGCGGCTAACGATCCTAAAGAAATACCAAAATATGCTAAAAAACTTGTCACGGAATACGGTAAAATGATGGATATTCAAAAGGTCGTATGCGCTAGTCAAGATGAAGTAATTAAAACATTCGGTTCTAAATATGCGATCGGTGAACCTGCGTAAACTACGTGAAATATTCAATGTCGATAATATTATCGACTTACTCGTCGATTTATTTCTATTATTATTTGATGTTATTACTTCGCCTGTCTTAATAATTATGAGATTAGTAAGATGGACTATAGGAAAATTCTTCTTAGACGGATTAAAAAATAAAATCAAAAATTTAGTTCATTGGTTAAAAAATAAACCAACATGGATTAAATTACTAGTTATACCATTATTGTTAATCATAACAGCATACATACTTGTTTTTATGTGGATTATAGGTCAAGCCTTTGGTGAATTTATTATGGAAGAATGGGGCAATGAAAAATAATTGTTTACATTTTATTAAATTTGTGTTATAATATATTATTATTAAAGGAGTTACTATGGAATTTTTTCTAGGTTTTATTATTGGTGCAGCTATCGTGTACGTTTTGTGGTATATTAGAGATAAATTGAGTAAATTACCATGATTTTAATTGATTATAATGCAGTGGCTATAGGCAATCTTGTAGTCCAAAGATTAGATGTTGAAGAAAATTTATTAAGACATATGATCTTAAACTCTATACGAATGTATAGACAAAAGTTTCAAAATGAATATGGTGAAGTCGTAGTAGTTGCTGATGGTGCTGGTAACTGGAGGCGCGATGTATTTCCTCAGTACAAATATAAAAGAAGAAAGAATCGTGAAGAATCAAAGATTGATTGGAACGAAGCTTTTAGAATTATTAATATGGTGAGAGATGAGATAAGAGATCACTTTCCATATAAAGTTATGCATCAACCAAAGTGTGAAGCAGATGACGTTATCGCTAAGCTTGCTTTAGAAACTCAAGAGTTTGGTAAGCATGAACCAGTTATGATAATATCTGCAGATCATGATTTTATTCAACTACATAAGTATGAAAACATCAAACAGTTCTCGCCAATGCTTAAGAAATTTGTTAAGGATAAGAATCCAAGACTGTATTCTCAAACACATATTTTTAAAGGTGATGGTGGTGATGGTGTTCCTAATGTACTATCTGATGATAATGTATTTGTTGAAGAAAGAAGACAATCGCCGGTTACTAAAAAGAAAATAGACGCATGGTTAGAAGCAGAAGATCTTCAAAAAGCCATGGGTGATACAATCTATAGAAATTACTTACGTAATAAAAAAATGATTGATTTAACAGAAACTCCTGATGCTATAAAGGAAGAAATTATAAATAGTTTTGAGAGTCAAGATCCTAAGAGAAACAAAGGAAAGGTTTTTCCATATCTTGTACAAAAACGATGTAAACGGTTAGTTGAGTGTGTTCAAGAATTTATATGAGGAGAGATTATGAATAATTATGTACCTACACCATTGTTGGTGTGTGAAGTGATTCAAGAAGCTCAGAAGAAAAAGAAGAAAGAAGCCAAAATAAAGGTATTGAAAGATAACGAAAGTTGGGCTCTAAAAGATTTTCTTAGGGGTTCATATGATGATACTGTCAAATGGAACGTGCCAGGCAGTAAACCACCTTATACGCCTAATATCGGTCAAAGCTCCCCCTCAAATTTCTTAAAATTAAATACGCAGTTGAAGTATTTTGTTTCTGGCGGACAAGGAGATGCCATGCAAAAAGCTAAAAGAGAACAATTGTTTATTCAATTATTAGAATCTATTGATCCAGAAGATGCCGAACTTCTCTGTGGAATGATTTGTAAGAAAGAAATAACGGGTGTAAAAAGAAATGTAGTAGAGGAGGCTTTTCCAGGATTGTTATTAGACTCTCAGTAAATATTAACATCTTAACCTTTGGAGAATATGTATGACCCAAGCTCAAATAGAAAGACTTCAAAATGATTCAACTGAACTACGAAAGTTTGCTAAAGAAATGAAAGAGGAAGGTAGACTTGACCTAGTAGAAAAAATTAGAGCTAAAAAACGTCATGTGGATGCACACATTAAAAAATATACGGAAAAAGCCGCATAAAGGGTTTACAAACAACAAGAAATTTGATATAATTATATTATGAACATATTTATTTTAGATGAAGATCCAGTAGTCGCAGCGGAAATGCTTTGTGATAAGCACGTTCCGAAAATGATTGTTGAATCTGCTCAAATGCTATCGACTGCTCACAGGCTACTCGATGGTTCCCCAACAAAACGTAGATCTAGATCTGGTAAGACTGTGCAAACTTACTATGAATTTAAAGATATGCGTGATGAATTGTATTATACTGCAGTTCATAAGTATCATCCTTGCACAACTTGGACTATGGAATCGATTGAAAATTATAATTGGCACTATGGTCATTTTACAGCTATGGCTAAAGAATATGAATTTAGAAGAAATAAAATTCATGCTACTTGGAATAAACTTGGTATGATTCTTGCTGCTCCACCCATAAATATACCGAATATCAAAAGAACCGAGTTTGTACAAGCAATGAGTCATTATCCAGAATGTAAAGTCGAAGGCAATGCGGTGCAAGCTTATCAAAACTATTATCACAGAGCTAAACCATTTGCTAAGTGGCAGTGGGGTCGCGAAGCTCCCAACTGGTGGAAAGGATATCAAGGTGCCTAATTACACACTACGTAACATAAAGACTAAAGAAAGTTTCATTGTAAACTGCTCATATATAGAACTACAAGAAAAATTAAAGAGCGATTCTGATTTAATTCAAATGTTAGTATTCCCGGCAGTTATTGGTGGTACAGGATCATTACTAAGTAAGACAGATGACGGATGGAAAGATAATCTTAAAAGAATTAAAGAAGGATCGGGTAAAAATAATACTATTAAAACATGAGGAATACATGATAAACACTGAAGAAAAAGTAACCTTTATAGACGTAGGAGGAAAAGTTGTCAAAGAGGATGAAAGATATGTTGTTAAGGACAATAAATTATTAAAAAATTTAGTGTTAAGTTCAACAAAATTAAATCCGGATATGAGCACTTCTGGACACAAACACGCTGGTCAAGAAGAAGTCTATATGTTTATGGAAGGTTGGGGAACTATGGAACTCGATGATAAAACAATTGAAGTTCAAAAAGGTGATGTTGTATTAATACAAGACGGAGTCTATCATAGAGTACATGCTAATGCAAATGGATTAGAATTTATTTGTGTATTTGACGGTCAAAGATATGATCATGTTGCTCATCTTGGTTATGACTAATGTCTATAATGCCATTGACACAACAGGTCATTGATGCTTTACGTTGTGTGCATGATCCTGAAATTCCAAGTATAAGTGTATTAGATCTAGGGTTAATATATGAACTAGATGTCAATGAAGAAGGAGATGTATATATTAAACATACTCTTACAAGTATGATGTGTCCCTTTGCAGATCAAATATGTAAAGACATTGAAGAAGCTCCGAAAGGAGTAGTTGGTGTTAGATCTGTAAAAAGAGAACTTGTTTATGATCCGCCATTTAGCATGGATATGGTTCCAGAAGATACAAAAATTATTATGGGTTGGGACTAATATATGAGACGTATTATAAAAACTTGCACCTGGCAGTTATTAGGTGTTGCATGGTTTATGAGTTACGCATTAGTTACAGGTGGCGATTTATGGTACACGCTTGGATTATCACTTGCAAGTATTCCTGCAGGTAGCTTAATGTTCTATGGGCATGAATGGATATGGGATAAAATAAATGAAAAAAAGTAACCAGTTACGAGTTGCTCTTGATGAGTTAGAGCATATTGATCCTATAACCGAAAATCAAAAGAAAGCGTTTGAAGCCTGGGACGAAGGCCACAACCTAGTACTAAACGGAAGTGCAGGAACTGGTAAAACTTTCATAGCTCTTTATTTAGCTTTTAGTAAAATGCTTAAATATGAGCAATATAATAAACTTTTAATTATTCGTTCTATGGTTTCAACAAGAGATGGTGGTCATCTTCCAGGAACTAAAGAGGAAAAAGAAGAACCATATAAAGCACCTTATAAATCTATATGTGCAGAACTATTTGGATATGACGGAGCTTGGGGAAAACTTACCACAACTAAATCAGTGGGGTTTGAAACTACATCTTTTATCAGAGGAGTTACTTTTGACAGAACTATATTACTAGTTGATGAGATGCAGAACATGAACTTTCATGAGCTTGATTCTATTATTACAAGAGTCGGTAATGATTGTAAGGTTATATTTTGTGGAGATCATAACCAAACTGACTTTAGTCGTAAAGATGAAAAAGAAGGAATCACTAAGTTTGTATCGTTAATAGAACAAATGAGATTCTTTAGAGTTATTAACTTTGGTTGGGTAGATATCGTAAGATCTGATTTTGTAAGAGATTACATTATGACAAAGGAGATGATGGGCTTTTGAGAAGAGGAAGAAAAAAAGAACCACGAGAATACGTTGAGATGAGAATGAAACAACTCATGGAAGAAAGACAAAAGGCAAACGATAAAATGACTCGTATGTGGTTATGGAAATGCGCAGAAGAATTAAAATGGGTCCTACAGGTGATTGATGATGAAAGAAAAGATTAAAGAAAGAATGGACGTGTTGCAAAAGATGATGGAAAATAATATTCACATAGATGATGCACAAAGAGTAACACGACAAATAGAGACAGTAAGTAAGTTTTGGTCTGTTCTATCAGAAGAAGATAGAGATTACATTCAAGGCTGTCAATACGCTATTGAAGAAAAATATAAATGGAAGCCAAGTGACAAAAAATAATAAGATAGTATTTCTGACTGATCTCATAGAACAAAGATTAAGAAAAGAATCCGAAATAAGTTATTTTGAAAAACAACTAAAAGAAATAGAAGATAAACTATTCTTTTTAAGAAAAGAACAAGAACTTACAGTAACTATTATAGATATTTTAGAACAAGAAAAGATAATTGATTTTGAGTATGGTAAGGCAAAACTACTTGATAAAGATGGTAAGGCAACACTACTTGATAAAGAGTAAATTATATATAATACTAAGGAGAATTTAAATGGTTGTCATCTATGGTAGACCAGCATGCGGGTGGTGTGATCAAGCGATTGCTATTTGCAAACAGTATAGAATAGAATACGAGTATAAAAGTATACGAAACGAAGATTTTAAGAATGAACTTTTTGAAAAAATGCCAAACGCAAGAACTGTTCCTCAGATATGGTGGGATGATAAACACATTGGTGGATTTTCAGAACTAGCAGAAGAAATAGATAACACAAGAGGAGGATTCGGAGATGGCTTTTGATTTCGAATTTACTAAAGATCATTTATCACCAATAATTCCAAACAATAATAAAGTTGAAGATTGGTACGAAGCATTATGTGATATGCTTCCAAAATATGGAATCACAACAGAAAGAAGAGT